TCCGTAAGTTCCACCTGAAGCAACCTTGTTGTTCCAAAGTTGTTTTTCAACTTGGTTAGCAATTCTGTTAGAAATATCTGTTAAGATAACCTCTTCAAACGGCACCTCAGTTTGAAAGTTTGCATTTGTTAATGATTGACTCAAGTATGTATCGTACAAATCGTCATTTTTATTATCGGTATGGCTCTTTATCCTTACCTTCACTACATTTTTTTACGATTATTCGTAGTGATTAGACTATATCATCACCTTTTTATCGGTGTCGGGCGCTCGTGTCAGGGTTATTGTATGTGATACTCACCTGTTAGTCGTTGAACCTCTCTACTACTTTTATTCACTTCGTAGATTTGGCTGCTGATTGTCTGTCTCCAGAGTTTCCAGCAATTCACCCGATTTAATGTCCGCTTAATTTAATACGCTAACGGACACAATTGTTGATTAACCTTTTTGTTACATAAATCTACAGTTACAAGGTTTTGTGTTGTAGCACCTGTTGGGTCAAATCCACAACTCATATCTTGAAGGATAACATCGTTGGTTACAAAACCAACTTTTTCAGTTGTTCCTTTTAGATTGATTCTCAATGATGCGTATCTTGGTAAAGTCAATCCCAAGATTGCTTTAATCAACATATCAGAACCATAAGAATTGTAAGTTGGTAAGTTTGATAAATCGTAGTTAAACGATAATTTTTTCTTATTTTCCATTTTTTTAATTTTTATTGTTTAGTTTATTTTCTTAATGACTTGATAATATCTAATTTGTAATCAGAAAAAGATTGAGTGTAAGATTTAGTTTCTTCTACTGGTGTTCTTTCTGGTGATTTCTTAAATGTATCAAAATCGGTTTTTAATGAGTTTAACTCTGTCTTGAATTTTCCGTTCATAGAACCAACCAAATCAAGGAGGTTGTTTAATGATGATTTAATATCTTCAATGTCTTTAGAAAAATCAGCGTTCATCATTTCAGGTTTCATCATACCTTCAACATTTTCACGCTGAATAATTTTACCATCTAATACTTGAATTCTAATCTTGTTCTCATTTCCACTTGTATCTTTCAATACCACTTGGTGTTCGCCGTTTGGTGCTGGTACTTTACTACCATCATCCTTAACCAAAAATACATCTTCACCAACATCAAAAGTACTTGATTCAAGGAGTTGTCCTTGAGCGTCTCTTGCTTCGGTGTAGTCCATATCTCTACTTGCTTCCTGTTCTACCTCTGCGTCTGTTGATTTGTCTTCTGATACAATAGCGATGATGGTAGATTCAGTATCAACTGAAACAACCAAACCATCTCTTGTAGTATGACTACCTTCAGGTGCTGGTACAAGTGTGGATTCTTTGACTACATAAAGAGTTTGACCTACTTGAAAATCTTCTTCCATGTTGTTTGTAACCTCTGTAGTTCCATCAACAAGGAAAGTAGACATAAAGGTCTCTTTCTTGAATTGTAATCCTAACATTTTGCGGATATTATTGATTGCTGTTGTTGCATCCATAATCTTTTTAATCTGTTATTTGTTTAATAATGTTTATGATTTCATCTAATAAATACTCATCAGTTTTTAGACGCGAAAAGTTCATTAAGAAATTCCCTTCTACAGAGAATCCTTTAACCCTTCCTGTCTTGATGTAGTTATTCCAGATGTTATCGCCTTCAGGTGTACTTAATACCTTAAATCCACCCATCCAAGTCCCATCAGGTATATCACTCCTGTTGAAACCTAATTGATATGCTTTGTCTGATTCACCAGATACTAACCAACTTTCCACCATAACCACTGATTCTATCTTTCTATCAGTATGTTCATAGTTTGTTTGGTCTAATCTTTTTTCAATCATATAAAGGTTTTGTATTTTTTCTATAACAGATGGGGTGAACTTAACAAAGTATTTTTCATTTGTATCTTCATCCAATCTTGGTATAAGAATATTTGGTATCATAAGTGGTGAGTATACCATCCTTTTTTCATCATCTACAGAGAACTCCTGTTTGGACATATTCTGTTGAGATATGATATACGCCACCTCACTCTTTCTTTTTGTTTCTGGTGAGTAATAACCATTGTTTGGTAGTTCTTTTGGTGCCATACCTGCTTTACCTTCAGCCCAGCCTTGGTCTGCTACTACATCACCCTGAACAATAAATCTTCTCCAAGCGTGAACACAATTTGGTCCTCCGTGATATAACCACTTTGAGTATGGTTGTCTTTCGTGTCCAAACTCTGTATTTGTATCTCTTAATAAATCTATTTCAACCCTACGGAAATATCTGTTCTCAATAGACATACAGAAATCTCTATCTGGAAAACCTGATAATTTTCTTTGATATTGGAAATATATTGTTGGGTTTTTATGGTTTCTTCTTTTTATTTCGGCTTCTGTTGCACCCCTCATAGAACCTACCACAGCCTCAAATTGTTCATAGTCAGTGTCCTTTAAGAACTTTAACAATTTAACAACCTCTTTTTCTTCTTCACTATAATGTGAGAATGCTTCAATATTTTCTTGTCCTACAGATAAGATGTCCACATTATCAGCAATAACATCTAACATCTTTTCAGGGTGAACCTCACAACCCATATAAACCTGATTTCCATTTTCATCTGTGTGAGTGTGGTGTCCTGAACATCCGTGTTTCTCTTGTCCGTAAAGTTCTGCTTCTTCAGGTGATGTAAACACTGGTTCTCCATCAATAAATCCTATCATTGTAAAACCTTGTCTTCTGTTGAATGGAGAGTTTGGTGATGTATAAATTGTTTCTTGTAATGGTTCAATAATTGCTTGCATCTCTTTTGAGATGTAAGAACCTATTGTCTTGATATGATTATCCATATAAGAAACATCATAAGTTTTACCTTGTATCTTTTCTATTTCGTGGATAATATCTTTGTAGTCATCAACCAACACCATTGCTTCTTTTAATTGTGATGGTGATGCTTCATTGTCTTTTATAACATCATCTTCAATCTTGAATATAGAATCAGCAACAACCGCTGCTGACCTAATCATACCGATTGTATCATCGTCATTTGGATATGATATTAACTCCTTAAAGGTTGCCTGTGCTCCAGGACATATTTGGAAATACTTTGTTCTATAACCATAAACATCAAGGTTAATTTCATTTTCAGCAAACTCATCCAAACAAGGACACATGAATTGTACCCCTATCCTACCTAATGAGTTGATTACATCTTCATTATTATCATAGTGTTTAACTACCTTAAGGTCTTTAATCTTCTGTACTTTGGCTCTGTTAGAACCTGTTGCAAATACCTTATTATGGGGTATTCCAAGTTCATCAGCAAGTCCTAACATCCTTCTTTTATCTGCTCTTGCTGAAATGATATAAACATCACTACCTGATTGTAATTCATATAAAGCAAGTCCCCTACCTCTTGGAGTGTTTAATGTATCATCATAGTCAAAACTAACAATTTGTCCTACAGCAAAATCTTCATCTGCTGTTGAATTACAGATTGCGTATGCTTGGTCTGGTTGTTTACCTTCGTTCTTGATAAGATATTCAGTACATCTGTTGATATAATCTTTTCTATCTTCACCAGGATTTCTTTTAACAAATAATACAGGTTCAACCAACATATCAGGATTAGAACAATCAACACCACCATTTCTTGCTGGGTCTTTACACTTTGTCTTATCACCAGTTGGATAGTTTACATAATCAGGTAATGTTCCTGGCTCATATTCCATGTTCTCCTGTTTCTTTGGGTGTTTTGTTGGTAATAAGTCATAATCTGTGGTATACTTTGAATTTTCAGGTCTACCATTTTTAACCAAATATAAGAACGCATTTACACGAGCAAGTGCCCATTGTTCCGCTGACTTAACCGCTGGTGAGTGTGATGTATTGTAAGCACCAACACCCCTTTGATAAACTGATTTTAACATACCAAGATTTACACCATAACCAAGTTTATCTTTATATCTTTCGTTGAACTCATCACTCTTGTTTTGTAATGTTTCTTCAACTCTTTTACTAACCTCTGCACCACGACTGGTTGAAGCATCACCTTTGGCACTACCTTCACCTTTGGGGTCTTTATTTGGTGTATCTGATTTTGGTGCTTTTGGACTTGATTTAACTCCCCCTCTTTCACCTATTTCAGCCATCTTCTGTTCTGACTTTGTTATTACTCTTTCCAAGTAATTCATAACATCATCATAAGTTGATGGTTCAAATCCCCAAGAAGCAAGTGCAAGATATCCACAACCTTCTTCAAATGATTTGGAACTATCCCAATCGGTCTTATGTCTTGAACCAAATGCCTTCATTCTTTTCAATGTTTCCAAAGATAAAGGTTCTTTATTAGCGAGTTGGTTAAGA